AGGCCGCCGTATTGAATTACTCCTAAATTACTATTTTGATTAACAAGCGCAGACACGATATCTGCCTCTCCATTCGGCAGGTTTGCGGTGTCTCCGATCTTATCAAGCAGTGTTTTTCCCATCGCTGCATCCAGAGCGGCCACGCCTGCTTCCGTCGCAAGACCATTATTTACGAGCCCAGTCTTGGTCAGCAGTTTATTCATAACACGGTCTGCGATCTCATCGAGAAAATCCTGAAGATCAATTTCCTTTTCACCTTCTTCAAGTACACCTTTCTTGTCTACCACAGTAATTCCGGATGCATCGTTCTCCGAATCGATCCATAATTTCCAATGTCCCTTATCATCTGTTCTTGGATTTACACCAATACAATCATCTACCAGACACCGCCAGATCGCATTATCTTCATGTACCAGATCATTTTTTACATAGGTTTCGTTTTCCAGATAATTTCCTTTGTCAGTAAATCCGACCAACCCCAGTGATACATATCCTTCCGGCGTATTCATATTTATCACTCCTTATCATATCGGTTTAATCATCAAATGATTATCACACAGAGCAAATTCAAATGTACTGTTCCGATTCAGCAAGATTCTGTTGTCCTGATAGATAAATCCCGGCTCTATAAACTGTGCATACATTTCCGCACGATCCGCCTGAGCCTTCGCATCATCCGCATATGCACTTGACTGTTCACTGTAATATTTGCTGTTATCCATTCCTTCGCCAGCTCGTACACCTGTATTTCCCTTGGCCCAGCTCTCCGACAGCTTTGCGTTATACTCGGCCGTCTCATTTTCCTCATCAAAAGTAGCAATCACCGCTGCCGTCTCTTTATTCCGACTCTGTTCCTGCTCCTGACGCAGCTTTTCCTGCTCCTGACGATACGTTTCCTCATTCTTCATGGACTGCTCCAAAGCATTCAGCTCGTCCATCTTATCATCGATGATCTCTTCGAACTGTTCCAGCTCTGTCAGCTTACCGGCATAGGATCCCGGTGTATTCACCGTGTCCTCGATATACACCGCCGCCCGGAAGGATGCCCATTTCACAGATCCATAATAATCCGTACCGCGTATACTGATCATCGCCGTTCCCGGCACCTGCAGCATGGATTCCGGTATCAGCCAGATCAGCCTCACCTCACCCTCATCCATCTCTTTATCCAGCTGCACCGTATCCTTTTCCTGGTTATAAAACTCGATATCAAGATGAAAGTTAAGATTCGATATATCCACGCCTCCCGGACTCACACGCGGAATATGGAAGACCCTCGTTTCCGCGTTGTTGTCATACGTGGTCCCGATCTTCCGCTCCATCTGCGGGATCAGCATTTCCCGCCCTTTCACTACAATCATATGCGCTCCTTTTCAAATGCCAGGATATCACACGATACCCTGGCTCCCGGTTACATATTCTTCAGTTTTTCCACAGACTCCTGCTCCATCTCTCTGATCTTGATTGCTGTCGCACGATCCTGATTCTGGGAATTCTTAATCACTTCTGCTACATAGCGCGGTACCTGAACCGGAACGCCACGCTTGATCTGCCATGTCTTGCCGTTCACGGCTACGATCACATCATCCTTATACTTGTCATTATCCGCAAAAAGCTCAACCTCAACATTTTCCTTCATGTAGTCATTGACCTTTTTCACGTCTTCATCTGTACCTGTTTTTTCCCCAGCAGCATCATTTTCAGATGCTTCAGATTCTTTTGCCTTTAATCTTTCATCGACCATCTGGTTCACCATGGCCAGAATATCCATCATGCTCATCGTTACCATCTCAGTCTCAGCTGAACTCTTCTGTTCATTCTGTTCCTGATCCACGGTCTCTTTTACACTTGATTTTGCCATCATATACTCCTTTCACAACAGGGCGGACTCAGGAGGAATGAAGTCCGCCCATGAAGATAATATCTTAGTTCTCGCCGCTGTCAAACGAGGAAGCAGTCTCTACGCGGACCATGAACTGCTCTACCAGTCTTTCCGCAACCTTCACTGCTTTCCATCCAACAGATGCACGCTGATTCAATGGATCCGCAGTTCCTGCGCTTCCCAGCTGCTTCACGATGGTCTGTAAACCACCACCATTAATATCAGTTACGCCATAGGCATCAGCACCAAGGATCAGCGTAGAATATACATCGATGCCATCAGCTCCGGCACCTGCGAAGATCTTAGCCTCAGACGTCTCCACGAATCTGACACCGCCGATCTTACCGATCTCCCCCTCAAATGCCAGCTCAGGAGTCGTATATTTAGTCATCTCTTTCCACTCCGGATCTTCTGTAAGATCAAATTCACAGTCCGGATGGATGATACCAACAAATCCACCACCGATTTTTCTTGCATTCTGAGTCTTAAGGAATCTTGAAGCAGCCTTTACTGCCTTCACCGTCAGTTTCGTATCTTTCGTGATTGCATTACGGGATACTGGCGCAGAACTCATTCCGTCACCGTACTGCACACAGGTTCCGCCGTTTAAAACCTCTCTGGTTACAGTATCAAGAGTACGTCCCGCCTGTGATCCAAGCAGTGCGGTTGCCTGAACCATGTTGTTGTCTATAGCAGTCAGCAACAACATATCCGGCAGACTGATCCAGTCTCCATACTGTGCTACCGTAGCAGTAACGGTCGATACATCCAGCGGGCTGCCATCCGGGGTAACGCCCTCAGTCAGCGGGGTAAGTGCTTTCTTCAGAGGATTATACTTGCGGAATTCGATCGTCTTACCGCCATTCTTCGGAATCGGATGCTTCTGTCCAAACTGGTCATGCACCAGCTCCGGCTCCGCATTATCGATCAGGTAATTACTGTAATAGGTCTTCATTTCCGGCGTAAGGTCATTCCCCGACGCACTAGAAGAAGTTACGTTAGTTGCAGTATCAAACAACTGCAGGTTTAATAAAAAAAGTTTTCTCATGTTGGCTCCTTTAGAAGGAGATCATCTCCCCGCGGGCTACGCGACGTGCAATTTCCCTGCGGTCCTCCCTCGTTAATTTGCTCACATCGGTCTTCACCTGTGCGGATGCCTGAGAATTGAGCCCGGCCTCGACCGGTCTTGACTGTCTGGATGCGATATTATCAGCCGTCTTCTTGGCGATCTGCTGAGCTGTATAATGCATGGCCCCGCTCATGATATCGTCGTGATGCAATGCCTGGAATGCAGCTTTGACACCGACTCCGGCAGAAAGCATTCTTCCAAACTGCGGATTCTGAAGCTCCGTCTGGAGATCAAATCCCGGATAAAGAGTTTTCAGCTGTTCTGCTTCCTGCAGCCATCCTGCGTATACTTGATCCGCATGCTGTCTCCGCTCAGCTTCCTGTCGGTATTCTTTCAGGCGCTTGTTCTCCTGCTCCATCTGCATCATGTGCTTATACTGCTCAACAGAAAGCCCTCTCTCGGATGCAGCATCCTCGAAAAAAGTATTATCGTCATTCAGTGCCTTCATGATTGCGGATACATCCTTTGCATCAGCGACACCATACTTCTGTGCCAGCATATCCAAAAGCGGTGCTGTATCACTGACAGACTTTTCAAGAGCCTTTGTGTCCCCGATACGTTTCTTAACGATGCCTTGCATACGTTCATCAAAGAGATCCTTGTAATCCCCGGTGATGAGACGCTCAAATTCTGCCTTGCGCGCTTCCAGTGTGTCCGATGTGGTCTTTACGTTGCTTTCTTCAGCAGAGGCGGCCTGCTGCCCTTCCGTGTCCGCTACGGTCTGTTTTCCGTACCTGACATCAGCAAGAGGATTTTTCGCCCTTCCTTTGTTCTCCACGGCGACTGGAGAGGTTGCGCCCGATGCTTCTCCTGCACTTCCCGCAGCTCCTGCGCTGCCTGCGGCGGCACCTGCTCCGGATGCGGCACCTCCGTCAAAAAGATTCAGACTCAGCATTAAATATTCTTTTTTCATGTTCTTCTCCTTCTCTGGTCTATTCCCAGGAGCCAGCAGTTCCCTGCGTATGTAGATATCTTATACCACTTCATTTTCCTTGTCTCCCACCCACTCAAGGCGGACATTCTGCGGGAATTTCTGCTCCAACAGTTCGAAGCCTGTGATCAGGTTCCGGTACATCCTCTCATTGATCTCAAACGCGATCCGGTCAACCGGCCGCTCCGTCTTCTCACGCAGCGTCACCTCACTGTCCCCAGGCTCCAGCCGGATAACCTTCTCCAGATAGTGCCTGGTATCCAGATCATTGACATTCTGCGCAAGCGTCGTAATCAGGATTGATAAGGCCGCGCACACGATATCCTCGCCCGGCTTATATCCCGCATGGCCTATCATTCTGACACTGCATACTCCCTCTTTTTCCGATAATTTGATCCGTACCGTCGTCATATCACACCACCGGCGTTGCTGCCGACGCAGCCCGCGCCCTTGCCTTTCCTGCAGTAGAATTCTCCGCCTCATTGGTTACATTCGTGATTGCCTGCGCCGTAGAACCGTTCCCGGTCGATCCGGAAGACACACGGCTGGATACCTGCGGATTCTGCACCTGCATTCCCATCTGTGCCATCAATGCATCCGCAATTCTCGTATCTCCTGTGGACTGCGAGATCAGATTTGCCATCATTACCATCGTCTGCTGCATCTGAGCAATCTTCTGTGCCATCAGTCCATTCTGCTGCACCTTCTGCATCACAGCGTCCTTACCTTCAAAATCCATCATATCAAGCACAGCATACGCCTGGTCCGCATTGTCCGGTTTAAAAACGCCCAGACCATAAAGCTCCTTTGCAAGCTCATTCTGCGCGATCTTGGAAAAAGGAGATGCTTTCTGTGCCCTGACGGAAATGTCAAATACCGGAAGCCTTCCCTTGATCTCCAGTCCGAACTCCATCCCAGCTCCCTGAGGCTGCAACGCGCTGTTATCAAAATTAACAAACTGCTCCTGATTATTCGGGCCGGTGATCCGGAACGAACGCGGCTCATCGTAAAACTGCCGCACACGCTCGATCACCTTATTGCAGATCTTTGTGAACGTCCGGTAGGAACTTTTGATCATATCCCTGGATGTCTTCGACCCGGCTTCCTGTAATGCCGCGATAGCAGATGCAGCTGTCACACCTGACACCGTCGCCCCCTGTGAAAAGTCACGGTTCCCGGAAGTCTCCTTGAGCTCATCGATCTTATTCTGTTTGATCTCAAGATACTGCGTCGGGATCGATTCCACATCAATCCGCTTAATGCCGTTATCATCCAGTGACCCATTCGCCACATGGACAAAATCCTTGCTTGTATCTGCAAATTCCTCTTCATTGACTCCTGAGCTTTCCTTGACAAAATACCGCGGCTTTGCAAGCAAGGCCACGTTCTTTACCAGCGAGCTGTCCATGGCATCGATAAAGCTTTGCGGATTACGCATGATATCAATATAGCCGTATCCCGCCGGTGTTCCTTTTTCCTCAAACATCACGTCAAATACAACCGGATACTCCCCGTCATCATAATATCCGCGTTCCGCATAATTCGGGTCATTCTCACTCGCATACAGCACGATATCATTGACATATTTCACATAGTGCAGCTTACCTGCTTTCTTGTAATACCAGTCAACCACCGCCGATTTCTGCGACGTATCCACGGTATCGTCGTAATAATATTTCGACAGGTTCAGCGTGCTGTTCCCATTCACCTTGTCCTTCGTCTCCGGGAACATCTCTTCCAGCAGGTCATTGTCCACCAACTCTATGATAAACAGGTTTCTGGAATCTTCCAGTCGTTCGATCCCCGGCTCCCAAAAGATATTCAGCAGGTCAATCTTACGTATATCGACATCACCGAGGCCATTCATCATGGAGTTATTCCAGAAGACCCCATATGCCCCGGTTCCGCCCTTCAGCTTGTCCCACCAGGCAGATGAATACGTCGACTCAAACTCGCAATGATCCAGGATTACCGGAACGATGGAGCTTAGCGTCTTCGCCGTCTGCTTATCCGATTCCTCGCGCGGAAGGAAGTTCGCTTCCGGGAAGTTATCCATCGCATCCGCATGCTTATTGTTGATACTGTTAAAAAGCCATGCGGACGTAGGTCTCGGATCATTCTTGTTCACGTTCTTCGAATCCATCAGTCTCCAGTGGTTCAGCTTCCAGTATTCCTCATTCTCGATGATCCTCTCTTCCAGATTCTTCTTCCCGGCCTTATATTTCTCCAGAATCTGCTCTGCCTCCGCAATCTGCAGCTTCCCGATCACTGTTTCCCGTTCTTCTCCTTCCCTGACATTCTGATTTCCTACCCCAGAAGATACACCCACGCTGCTCATCTGCGGTGCGATCCCCGCCTGCATCTGACGGCTCACTGCCTGCGTCCGCTCCTGCTGCATCTGGCGCATCCTGTTCTGCTCCACCATCTTCCGCGCAGCAGCATAATCTTCAAAGCTCATGGTTCCGTCCTG